TCCTATATTAGAGAAAGAAGGTATTACTACGGTTATTGATATGGGTGATACCTTTGATAGTAGAAAGGGTATAGATTTTGGTGCATTGACATGGGCAAAGAATAATTATTATGATAGATTAAAAAAGATGGGCATCACTGTCCATACAATAGTAGGTAATCATACTGCATATTATAAGAATACAAATGATGTAAATGCAGTAGATCTTCTACTACGTGAGTATGATAATGTTAAAACTTATTCAGAAACAACTTCTATTGAAGTAGGTGGATTGAATATTCTTCTTGTTCCTTGGATCAATTCTGATAATCAAGAGATGAGTCATTCCTTGATTAAGAAGTCAAGAGCATCCGTTTGTATGGGGCATCTTGAATTGATTGGTTTTAGAGTGCATCGTGGTTATATTATGGAGCATGGAACTGATGCATCAATATTCAATAAATTTGACAAAGTATTTTCTGGACATTATCATACAAGATCTGATAATGGAAAGATTTTTTATCTAGGTAATCCTTATGAAATATACTGGAACGACTGCAACGACACAAGAGGGTTCCATCTCTTTGATACAGAAACTAAAGAACTCACTGCGGTGGATAATCCATATAGGATCTTTCATGTTATTTACTACGAAGATCATGATCACCAGCTTTTTGACGCGAGACAACTTGAAAACAAAATAGTTAAAGTTGTTGTTAAAAAGAAAACTAATCAGGTGCAGTTTGAAAAATTCTTAGACAAACTGTATAATGCTAATGTAGCAGAACTTAAAATTGTAGAGAACTTTGCATTGCAAGAAGCAGCAGAGTTTGAAGCATTTGAGTCAGAAGATACTCTGTCTATTCTTAATAGATATATTGAGGAGGCAGAAATAGATCTTGATAGATCAAGAATTCAAAAATTGATACAAGAAGTCTATCAAGAAGCATGTGAATTAGTTTGATGTTTATTCTAACAGTAGAAGGAAAGGAAACTGAAGGAGCATATTCAGTCACTGCTGAAGATGGAGAACAAGTTCTTTATCTTTTTGAGGATGAGGATGATGCTATTAGGTATGCTCTTTTATTGGAGGATCAAAATTTCCCAGAAATGCACGTAATTGAGGTTGATGGTAAAATGGTAATTAAAACATGTGAAATGCACGATTACAGGTATTCTGTGATTACTCGAAATGACATTGTTATTCCTCCAATAGATCATGATTTTATTTGAAAAGATACGTTGGAAGAATTTTCTTTCTACTGGTAATCAATATACCGAAGTCGCACTGGATAGTAATTCTACAACATTAATTATTGGTACTAATGGATCAGGAAAGAGCACTGTATTGGATGCTCTTACTTTTAGTTTATTTAATAAACCATTCAGAAAGATTAGTAAGGCACAACTTATTAATACAGTAAATGAAAAGGATTGTAGAGTTGAAGTTGAGTTTTCTATTGCAGAGACTCAATGGAAAGTAATTAGAGGAATAAAACCAAATATATTTGAGATTCATAGAAATGGTATATGTATGGATCAATTTTCTGCTGCCAATGATCAACAGAAGTGGTTAGAGCAGAACGTAGTAAAAATGAACTATAAGTCATTTACTCAGATTGTTATTCTTGGTAGTAGTAATTTTGTTCCTTTTATGCAATTAAGTGCTCCTAATAGAAGGGAAGTTATAGAAGATCTTTTAGACATTAAGATTTTTTCTTCTATGAATACTTTACTTAAGGATAGGATTAGAGGAATAAAAGAAGAAGTTAGAACTTTAGATTTAAAGAAGGAGTCTCTTAATGATAAAGTTAAGATGCAGACTGAATTTATAGATCAGTTAGATGAACAAGGTAAAGGTAGGATTGAAGATAATAATAATAAGATTACAACTCTTTTTGACGAATCAGATGAGTATGTTAAAATAAATGAAGAACTTGAGAATAATGTTCATGACCTAACAAAAGAACAGGAGAAGGTAACAGGTGCTACAGAAAAACTTAGGAAGATGGGAACTATAAAGGGGACCTTATCTAATAAGGTAGCAACCATTACCAAGAAGACTAAGTTTTTTAAAGAGAATACTGTTTGCCCTACCTGTAAACAGGATATAGAAGAAGAGTTTCGGTTAAATAATATCAGTGATGCTCAAGATAAGATAAAGGAGTTGCAATCTGGTTATCAAGAACTAGAGGAGGCAATTAAAGAAGAGGAGGAGCGAGAGCATCACTTTACAAAACTATCTAAGGAGATTACTTCACTAACGCATGGCATTTCTAAAAACAATACTCGTAT